TTAAAGAAAAATCACCTCAGAAACCTGGTTATTTTCGTCGATACAGATTTCTTTGACGATAGAGTGCCAGAAAGCCCGGCGGTTTTCAAGGGTCAGGGAATCGTACATGGCCCGGAAGTCCTCAGAAAGCACTTTTTCAACCTTTGGATATTGCTTGTTGATTTTGACAGGCTCTGCCTCGGCGACTTCTTCCAGTTCTTTTTCAAGTTTGACGTATTTCTGGTTATACTCATCAAATTCGATTCGGCCGAGCTGGAAGATCTGGTTCAGGCGCTCCATTTCACTTTTGATTTTCTCCGGGGACCGCTGCTTTTTGGCAGCGGTTTTTTTATTTTCAGAGACGGAAGAGCAGCGGATCTGGAAAGCAGCATACTCGGAGGCGAGATTATTCAGAAGATATTTTTCCAGGAGTATCTGGCTGATCTGGTGGGTATATGTACAGGTGTTACTCAAGAGAGCCTTATTGCAGCCATAGTAGTTGTAAGTCTTTTTGGCACCGGTCTTCCGGTTTGAGATCATCTGGCTTCCTCTGGAAGCCATTTTGGTTCCACAGCGAGGGCAACGCAGCAGACCGGAAAAAAGATAGACCCGGCCAGAGGGAGCGGTTTTAATGTTGTGGCTGAGAGCTTCCCGGATCTCAAGGAGTTCGTCATAGCTTAGGTAGGCCGGGCAGTAATTGTAATTATCCCGGTACTTCCCGGCGTAGAAGTCGCTGCTCAACATGGTTCGGAGCTGGGAATAGGAAAAAGGAATATGGAACATTTCCTGAATATGAAGCATAGTCTGGCGTTTGGCCCGGTGCGTTTTGATATACCGGAAAAATTCCTCCACGATGGGAGCCTCTTCTTCGGTTTTCACGATCTTCTTATCCTCGATGTGATATCCCAGGGGAAGGTTCTTGTCGCCCCAGACCAGCCGACCGTTTTTAATCATACTGTCAACGGTGAATCGGATACGCTCTGAGGTGGTATCTACTTCATTCTGCCCAATGGACAACATGATGTTGAGGTTCAGCCGGCCTTCCCGGGTGTCAAGGTTCATATTTGGTTCGGCGACGGCGATCCAGCGGACGTCATGGGCGTCAAGAACGTCCTGGACTTTGTAGAAGTCAGAAACGTTTCGAAACCACCGGTCCATCTTCCAGAACAGGATCACATCGATCTCTTCCCGCTCAACGCTCTGCAGGAGTTCACGGATGGCCTTTCTTTTTTTCAGTTCTTTCCGGGCAGTCTGCCCCTCATCGGCGAAGGAAGCGACAATACGCATACCATGAGTAGAGGCGTAGGACTCCAGGTATTCCTTCTGGGCCTGGAGAGAATATCCGTGAAGGGCCTGTTCGGCGGTGCTGACACGGATATAGCTTGCGGCGCGAAGAATTTTGGTCATAAAATATCATCCTCCATGTAAAATTGTATAAAAAAGAGTACAAAAATAGCACCTATACAGGTGCTGGAGGATTGTGGTATAATCTTCTTGTCTAAGGAGAGATTATACCGGCCTCCGGGCCTGCATAGTTTCCATGAAAACCGTTCCTGTTGGCGCAGGGGCGGTTTTTTTATATAGTAAAAAGCACCCATACAAATACTTGCATGAGTGCTTTTCAACCATAATCAATATGGTTCTCTCCATAGAAACATATTACTACAAAGAGAAAAATATTGCAATTTTAAAAAAGAGGTTTTGAGCATTTTAAGAAGTATTTGTAATGTTTCCTTTTTTTCGGAATTATGTTATAATCTTCTTGTCTAGGTATGAAAAATAGTTTTGAAAGAAGGTCTCTGTTTGCAGCAGGGGCCTTTTTATTTTATTAGATACCGGTCATATCGTCTTCTGAGTTGTATTCAGGCTGTTTATATAATATCGCTGTACTGGTTTCGAAATTATCCCCTCGTAACAGAATATATATTTCAGAACCGTCATCGGCTTCCCAATAGCGGAAAAACGAAACGTGCCCGCAGGCAGCAGCGAATCCCCACTTTGATTTGTCATCCTTATATAAATCATTTTTCCAGACATCATTTTCTTGTGGCTTACCATATTTTTTGGTGTATAATTCAGTTAAATCTATAAAATCGTCATAGTATCCGCTGTCGTCAGTGTGTTTCTCAGAAAGAGTATATCCGCCACTTATCAATTTGTTATTGCTGTCAAATTCAAAAGCTATAGAAGCATCATAGGAAGAAACTTTACTATTAAGAATAAATAGCCTGTTCTCAAAAAGTCCATAATCTACATTCTCAACCATATCAGAGGTGATTTCCTTCTGCTTAATCTCATCCAGAGAAGTTCCCCATTCATATCCTCTAAATGTAAATGAGCTTGTCGCAGATTCTGTGGAAGTCTCTGTTTCAACGACTGTTTCTACTTCCGTGAGCGTTTCGGTTTCAGACTCTGTTTCTACGAGAAGCTCAGTCTCAGTCTCAGCTTCTGTTTCTGCAAGAGTTTCAGTTTCACTTTCAGATTCCACCTCTGGAGGAGTGGACATTTCAGTTTCGGATGCAGACTCACTTTCTGTTTCCGGTTCATCTTCTTTGCTTAATTTCATTGATTCATAGACTTCTTTGTAATCATCGTTTAAATCTTTGGTATAGGTACATAACCGACACAGAGCGTAAGGAACAGTTTCACCATATTCAAAAACTTTTGCGAAGCACTCAGTTCCATCAGACAGGGACATATGATATTCATATGCATCACCATCTTGTGTGTAGGTTTCATTTTCGACAGTAACACCATCATCTACATCAAAAGCGCCGCGGCACATGGTTCTTACAAAAGTATTCATAAAATCTTCTTTGTCTGTGTCACTTAAATCTCCAAGATCTTCATAAGCTGTGTTCTCGGTGACTAAGGCTCCAAGAATTGTATTATGCCCACCACCATCATCTGGCATATCAATGGCAGTTACAACAACGGACTGTTCTTCTCCTTCCAGTACGGTGAAAATATCATCATCATAAGAAAAAGAGAAAACGTCACCATCATAGGTTACTTCATCAGCGTTGGTAGTTAATGGAAAAGCTAACATCGTAGCAAATAAAAGAATTATCGTTTGTTTTTTCATAACCATTTCCCCCTTTACATTTTCTTCCAGGATATCTTAGACCATCCAGGGAACAATATTCCCATGAAGATCTTACTGGAAAATATTATGGTTAAAAAGAATCTTTCCCTCCGCCAGGTATCACTCCTGACCGGGATCCCGAAGTCTACGGTGGATGACATCGTAGCCGGGCGAAAAAGTCCACGCATGGACGTAATGGAGAAGCTGGCGAAAGGCCTAAAGGTGAGAATATCAGATCTCTACGATTCTCCATACAAATGATAATGCGGCTGGCCGGACAGGCCAGCTTTTTGATTGTTTATAACCCAAGTTCTTTCATCAATTCTTCATGAGAGATATACGGCTGATATTCCGGATCACCGCTTTTGTAAGCTCTTATAGCTTCCAACTCTTCCGGGTCCGGCTCTACCTCCTCTGCATTATTCAAAATGAAAGTGCCCTGGATCGGATCCCATACTTTCTTTGAATATACAATCTGAAACACTTTAGACCTCCTTATTCTTGGTCATGATCTGCGTTCAAAAAGAAGTGTCCGAGATCTCGGACGATTGCGAAAATCGCATAATGCCCTCAATTACCAATCGTTTCCTTTATTGTAACTATTTTACAGAACGTGTGAAAGTTCTTGAAAACTATAAGGAAAAGTTATATTATAGGTTCAAGGAAACAAACATACGTTCGAAGATAAAGGAGGGCATACATATGAAACCGTACGTTGAGGAAATAATGAGACTCTTATCTCACCTGGAAGAACAGGATCTTCCGATGATTCGAAAGATTTATACCATTCTATTCCAATACCTGGAAAGAAGGGGGAGGCGCTAAGCCTCCTTTTTTTATTTCTCCAGATTCTCTTTCAGCCGGCGGAAAAATTCAAGTGCCGCCTGTCGGGAAGTCTCATCCATTTCATGGTAAGCTTTCATCATTCCAATGATGACTTCGTAGAAAGGATTTCCGTCGGATTCCAGAAGATCTTCTACATAGGAAGCAACTTCATCCTGGGGTAATCTTTCTTTGAACATTTCTCCAGCTCCGGTGCGGAGCCAGTCCTCATTTACAAATTTTCCATCCCAATCTTCACGACAGATGGCCAGTAAATTCGCCTCTGTAAGTTCATTGACCCCAGTTTCTATTTGACTTAAAGAACTTCGTCTTAATCCAATTCTTCCACCAAATTTTTCAAGAGTGAAACCGAGAGCTTTTCGAACTATTCTAACGCGTTCTCCGCGAGTCATGTTTTCACCTCCTTTTTAAATTCTGACTTAACAATAACACTGTCAAATACAAAAGTCAATCAGAAAAGTTTTTTAAATGAACAAAAATAGCTTGACAAAGTTTATTGGATGAACTACAATGTTTTTACAACAAACAGAAAGGAGATGAGGAAAAATGGTGATCAATATAAAAGGTAAGTCAGAAGCGTTGCAGGATCTGGAAAAAGCCAAAAAGCTGATTGATGAAGCAGGAAAGATTCTGTACCGCGTACCAACAAAAATTGAATTTGAGGTAAGCGGTACAGAAAAAGAATCAGATGCTATTCAGCCTGATTCAGATAATCAATAATTTCAGAGAACATATAGTGACAATTTCTTGAAAGAGTGTCCAAGAGGCTCTGATATTCAGGTGGAATGGAAGGATCATTGGTCAATTTTTGAAACTCTGCGGAATAATGGTCAAGATGTTCACGAAGATCATTGATTGTGATTTTTTCCATGGAAATTTCTCCTTTCTTTCGTACTCGGCCCTGGCGGGAGCCTGTGAATAGTATAGGAGAAACAAAAAGAGAAAGCAATAGTGGAAGAGAGGAAGGGGTGAGGAGAATAGGACAATGGAAAAGAGGAATGCGACAGCAATTATGCTTTCAGCTCTCCTGTGTTTCCTGTTGACACTAACAGGAAAGCTGAAAGATAGTTTTGAATTTTCTCAGACTTATATGCTGCTGTTTTTATGTATCAAGAATGTCTTAGAAAAGAATCAATAAGAGATTTGATTTCATCCTGATACATACCCAATGCATAAGCCGATATCCAGCCTATTAGGTTAAGCAATCTGGAGGCATGAATACCTGGGTGAAAACCGAAAAACTCTATGAGCAAACTTGGAAAACTTACAATTTTCTTAAGCGTGTTTATTGGGTTGAATGAAGCGGCTAAGTCATTTATGAGAAAGTTACTTTTCATACGAAGAGTGTTGTATAGTTCTGCCGCAGATTTATAAGTCCGAATTGGATTTTCTCCGTATGAAAGGGAAGGGTCATAAAAGCCAGAGAATTTGCAGATTACAGGATAATGAAAGAGAAGATCCTCTAATCGTTCGTTGAAGTTTTCTCCTTTTATGAGTTCTCCATAAGAAGAAATACTACAGGAACTTAAAAAGTCTGCCAGGACCCGGAGACAAGTTCTCATACGAAACAGTTTTAAAACAACGGAAATAATGGAGCCAATATATACAGCTCCAAAAAGTATCAAAAATAATTTCAGCATTTGAAGCTCCTTCTTTTTATACTCGGGCATGCCAGTGCCCTGTGAGCAAAGTATAGGAGAGATTCAATAGAAAAGCAAGATAAAGTAGAGGAAAGGAGAATCCAATGTTGTTATTTTCAAATAATGCGAGAAAAATGCATGGTTTGCCCTTACACAGAAAAAAAGATAAAAGAAAGAGATTTTATACAAGGTGTAAGGCAGAGGAAGAATTTGATGCAATTTACGATTGGCTTTGGGGGTAAAACCGAAAAGTCCAAAAAAGAGGAGCCTTTGGAAGAAACAATGAGAAAGGTGGTGATTCAATGGACGAGTTAATCAAAATCAATTATGAAGCAGAGCCCCCGACGGTGTCGGCACGGGAATTATACGAAGGCCTGGAGATCAAGACTGCTTTCAAAGATTGGTTTCCGAGGATGACGGAATATGGATTTGCCGAAGGCACTGATTTCAACCCGCTCAAAAATGAGCAGGTTCGACTGGAAGGAAGTCGTGAGGTCAGGAGGGAACTTGTTGATTATCAGATTTCCGTGGACATGGCCAAACAGATCTGCATGATTCAGCGTACCGAGAAGGGCCGGCAGTACCGCCAGTATTTCCTTGATCTGGAAAAAGCCTGGAATACACCGGAGCAGGTGTTTGCAAGAGCCTTGAAGATGGCGGACCGGGAAATCGAGAAGCTGAAATCCAACAATGCAGGCCTGATGGAAGATGTTCAGCGGATGCGCCCGAAGGAGATCTTCGCGGATGCAGTATCCACGAGCCACACATCCATCATGGTCGGTGATCTGGCAAAATTATTGAAACAGAATGGTGTAGATACTGGCCAGAAAAGATTATTCTGCTGGCTGAGAGAAAATGGTTACCTGATTCGCCGTCAGGGAAGCGACTGGAACATGCCGACGCAGAAAGCGATGGAGATGGGATTGTTTGAAGTGAAGGAATCCACGGTCAATAATCCGGATGGCTCTGTGCAAATCAATAAAACGACGAAGGTAACCGGGAAAGGCCAGCAGTATTTCATCAATAAATTTTTGGGAACTACCGATACCACGGAGAAAGGAGCATGAGTATGACAGAGAAAGAAAAAGCCGAAATCAATGAAATGGTAGAAGCCGCAAAAATCATGGCAGAGCACGATCCGCAGAGTTTGGCTGTTGCGAAAGCCGGATTTGATGCCCTGTGGGCGCGTTGCGAGATTGAGAAAGCCCGCAGATGCCAGGAGCAGCAGAAAGCAGGATGAGGAGGAAAGAAATATGGAATACCCTAAACCAATCATGGGAGCGACAGAGCTCCGGCAGATGGGCTTCCCCCGATCAGTCGTTGATCGGGCGGCCAGATCAAAAGGCCAGAGATTTTGCTGGAGAAGTAACCCGAAGAACCCGCGGAGTCCCCTTCTGTTTGATACAGAAGGATTTGAAAAATGGCGGCAGTCACAGGCAAGGTTGCTGGAACTGGAAGTGCCGGAGGAAAGAAGAAGGAAGTGAAAGTCATGAAAACAATTTATGACACGATGCACATTATAGGAGCGGTGAAACCGGAAGGAGAGAAAAAGTGTATAAAAGTGAAATGATGGCGGTGGTTTCTGAATTACTGTCAGTCTTGGAAGGTAAAAAGGTGAGCCTGGTAGATGCCGAGTCAATAGCATATTTGTTTCACAAAGAAGTAGAAGAAAAGAGTGCCATACAGCTTGATTATTATAAGAAAACGGGAACTTTCCGGGTTGAAGTAGAAGGAGGCACAGAAGATGAAAAATGAATGTGAACCGTATCTGGGGATAACAACTGACTATGATGATGAGGGCATTTGTGATGTAGAATTGCGCCTTATCCTGCCAAAGGCTGCCTGGGAAGATTTTGAAAAACAGGAATTTTACAATCAGCTTATGGAGTGGCTTAACTGCTTAAAGAAAGGCTGCAAATATGAGAGCGAGGAAGTACGAAAAAAATCAGTGAAAACCTATTTCCTGTGTAATGGGAAAATGCCAGAGTGCAAATATGCCGAAGGATGTTTTCAGAATGGCGGGGGATGCAAACGTACGTCTCACATTGATTATGCAAGAAATTTTGAAAAACATGCAGAAGACTACTACAGAGAAAAGGAAAATGGAAAGACCTGGAGAGAAGAAATAGAGGAGAAATACCAGGGAACGTTTACGGAAGATTAAAAAGGAAACAGAGACAATCCGTTTCACATACCATTGTAACGGGAGGTGAGCGTATGGATATGGAGAAGATTATCAACGTGCTGGTCAAATTGCTCGAGGAACAGGAAGGCGTGAACATTTCCTACACGCTGGAGAAGAAAGAAAGCGCGTAATGGCTGCGGAAACCGCCTTAAGGCGGTTGGAAGGACAAGTATAAGGAAAGAAGGCGAAGAAATGAAAGGCATAAAAACAATTTATGACATGAAAACTGGAGATGAAGTCATGAAAACAATTTATGACATGAAAACTGGAGACGAAGTCATGAAAACAATTTATGACATGAAAGCCAGAGATGAAGTCATGAAAACAATTTATGACGTGAAAGACAGAGATGAAGTCATGAAAACAATTTATGACGTGAAGACCGAAGATGAAGTCATGGAAACAATTTATGACCTCGCAAGAAATGCTGTGACAACACTTGTATCGGTCACGGCAGCAGCCTTGGCATCGACGCAGGGCGATGTCAGCAAAGGGTACCGGGTAGCCGGGACAGTTGGAATGTTCATTTTCCTCAAATGGCTGATGCTGGATGCTTGGGATGGTATTCAGGAACTGGTGACGGGAAGGAGAAGAGAAAATGAAAGAAGTAACCATGGAATATGAGGTCTCATTATTAAATGCTGGAGATGTGATCCAGGCCCTGCAGAATGGAATGAGCATGGTCTTAAATCATGACAATAAAAACATCCAGAGAATTACGGGATATGTGAAGTGCCTGAGAAATATGGGGCTGCTGAACGAAAAGATTTCATCTGTGGAACCGGATGTGATTCTTGTGGATAAAGATGCCATAATCCGTGCGTTGGTGGAATACATAAAGAATCCGGATGACGAATGGGCGGAAGGATATAAGCTCTGCTTGCACTACTTAGGCATAATCAAATAAATAAAAAGAAGCACCAGTAAGGGCTGGTGCTTCAATGTCCGAAGACGAAAAAACATACAAGTACATAATACGCCTTCGGACAGAAAAAGTCAAGAAAAATGCGGGGTTTCGCCCCGTTTCAAGCTCGATACAGCGATTAAACTTAGGCTCCGGGGGTGAAAAAATGTACATAGAAAAGACAGTGATATGTGGATCTGTGAGGGAGGTCGAAAAATATCATACGAGCCGTTATAACCAGAAAGGAATCAGGCCAGGGAAAAAGGAGAAGCCGACCAGCGAGCAGATGCAGAAGGTCAATGAACGAAACGCGATCAAGAGGCTTCGGCGTCTGATGAATACCAATTTCGGCCCAGGTGATTACCATACTGTGTTGACCTACACGAAGGATCAGCGGCCGGACCCGGAGGGAGCGAGGAAATATCTGAAAAAGTTCCTGGGAGATCTTCGGAAGGAATACCGGAAACGGGAACAGGTTCTGAAATATATTATTGTGACGGAATGGGAAGGAAAATCCATTCATCACCATATCCTACTGAACAATATTTCCGGGACGGACAAACTGATCCAGAAGCACTGGCCCTACGGCCGACCACACAACACCTGCCTGGACGACTCAGGGAACTACGGAGATCTGGCAGCTTATTTCGTGAAAGAGACTCAGAAAACCTTCCGGGAAGCAGACAATCCGAACCGCCTGCGCTATAGCTGTAGCCGGAACCTCAAAAAGCCGGTGGTAAAAGTGAGGATTATCCGGGCCAATACCTGGAGAGAGGACCCGAAACCGGTAAAAGGCTATGAGCTGGTGAAAGACTCCGTGAAGAGCGGCGTCAGCGAAGTAACCGGATATGGCTATCAGTATTATATGCTTCTCAGAGTAGATAAAGAGCAGGAGCAGAAAGGAAAGAAACAGAAAAATGAGAAACTACAGCCTTGAGGGCTACATAACAACAACAGCCAGGGGCCCGGCCTGTCAAACTGCCCAGTATGGCTGGGTTTTGGAATATGTTGATAGTCGGGGAGATCTTCGGACAAAAGAGGGGTTCGGAGAGGCCCGGGGAACAAAAAATGCGATAAACATTAAGGCTCTCGGCGATATGTTGTCACACCTGCGCCGCCCGTGTCGGGTACATATCCATACGGACTGCCGGTATCTGGAATCTGTATTCAAGAATAACTGGCTGCCTTCCTGGGCAGAAAAGAGCTGGAAAAACAGCACAGGGCAGGAAGTTAAGAACAAGGACGGCTGGGAAGTCGTCTGGGAGCTGGCTGCAGAACATGAATTAACCGTAGCTTATGATCCGGCACATCCTTACCAGGGATGGATTTTGCGGGAAATCGAAGGGAGGGCAAAAACGTGTCAGACCTAATGTTTCCTAAGACTTCCGGGAAAAAGAAGCGGAAAAAGCATGCGAAAAGCATTATGCAGCCAGACCGGGATAAGCATTGCTATCTGTGCATGTTACTCCATGAGGATTATCAGGAAAAAAATGTGGAGGAGCATCATGTAATCCCCGGGACCTGGGGCCGGCAGAAATCAGAAGAACTGGGGCTGAAAGTGTATCTGTGCGTGGAACATCATCGCACCGGTCTGGAAGCCGTCCATCGGAATATAGAGATAAGCCGAGTGCTGCAGCAAAAAGCCCAGCAAACCTACGAACAAACCCATTCACATGCGGAATGGATGCAGGAGATTGGGCGGAATTACGACATAAAAACAATTTAGGCACCTTCACCAAAAGGTTAATATATCACACACACCAACAAACCATGCAACAAAGGGGCGGGTTTCCGCCCCGGAAAGGAGCAGGATGCGCGACACAAAGCTGACCAGGGCGCAGGAGTTGGAAATCTGCCAGCTCTGGGCCGGAGGAATGACACAATCCGCCATTTGCAAGAAATATCGCATAGGCACGATCCGGTTATGGCAGATTATCGACAGGCATAATGCGAAAAGCTCAGAAACAGAGAAAGAACTTGCCGGGACAGAAAAAGGCAAGAGTGAATTTGCCCAGGGCTGGGGCGTTGTAACAGCGGCGATGAGGGGCGAGATCAGTAAAAGAACAGCCCGGAGATTCTGTAAGGGAAAAATTTCATACGAAAAAGCCATGGAGGAAATGAAGGATGAGAAGAAAAGAAATTGCTGAGATCAGGAAACAGTTCAGTCTTGAAAACTGCAATATTACCAGAATCGATACTACCCTAATCACACAGGGAGAAATCACGACACGGCAGCAGCAGACTTTTTTGAATCTGGACAATGATGACCTTTTGAAGTATTTGGGAATCTTCAAAAAGACACTGTCCGGCGAACTCGGGAAAAATCTGCTGAATCTGAAATTTCGTGCGCCGGAACCGGAAATGTCATGGGGCTTTCTGCAGCAGATCAGAGACAGCGGTCTGAAGGATGAGGATCTGATCGTATCGGCCACAGAGTCCATCAAGGAAAAACTAGATAGAAAAAATAACTGGTATATCATCTGGATCCGCGGCGTTTATGACGTACCGCGGCGGGCCAAGGACGGGGAAGAATTGGAAGACAGTGAGGACGTATATGATTATATCATGTGTTGTGTCTGTCCGATGAAGCTGACCAAAGCGGCCCTGGGGTACAACGAAGAGAAAGACCAGATCAATTCCCGGAGGCGGGACTGGGCGGTAGAAAATCCGAAATACAGCTTTCTTTTTCCGGCATTTGACAACCGGGAAGAAAATCCGAACGCCTTGCTGTATTATACCAAAAACCCGGATTCTCCAAACGAGGAACTGATTAAAACACTGGGATTACGGCCAATCGTGCCGCTGAGGATTCAGCAGGAAAATTTCTGGTGTGGAGCCCGGGAGATTATGAAAGAAAAGTGGGGGTTCAATACGGTCATGAGCATCCTGGATGGAATCAATGAAACAATCAGCGAGGACAGATACATAGACCAGGAATCAAAGCTGACGGTAAATGACATAAAGAGTATTATGCGAGATGCGGGGGCAGCAGAGGAAGAACTGGCGAAACTCACCGCCGTTCCGCCGGAACAGTGCCCAAGCGCTGAACTCCTGACAAATTCTCGGAAGATCGAGATCACAGTGAGAGATATCACCATTACCCTGGCTCCTGAAAATTCAGGAGCTGTAAGGCTTGAAAATATCAATGAAGAACAATGGCTTTCCGTAAAAGCAGAAGGAGATATTCAGATCAACGGAGTGAGCAGCAGGAAGGGGTGAAAAAATGGAAAACAGCATCGGCGAGAAAATACGGGCAGAAAGAGAAAATCGTAAAATGTCACAGGAAACATTAGCTGAAAGACTTGGAATTTCTCAACAGGCGATTCATGCGTATGAAAAAGGAAAAATGAAACCAAAAATAGAAAAGCTGATCAGAATCAGTGCTGCATTAAACGTTCCTGTTGAGCTTTTTCTTCCCGATGAATTGAACGAAAATGAGATGGTGAGAAAAATCAAGGAAGAATATGACCGTGGATACCAGGCAGGCCGTGAGGCAATGAAGAAAGAACTAATGGAACACATGCAGATTTGGTTGAGTAAGAAGGAAGAAAAGTAGATTACAGAAAGGAGTAAGAGGTTTGCTGGCCAGCGAAAAAGACGTCTTTACTCCGTGAATAAAGTGAACAAACCTAAAAAGAGTGAGCTTAGAAGTAAGGTATATACGGATAGACCGGATTATGCGGATTTCGATGCACCCGCAAAATTCACAGCAATTCAGAGCATTGTTGCAAAGCATCTGAAAGAACATCCACATGCAATTTGTTCATACAGCGGCGGTGCCGATAGTGATATTATGATTGATCTTATCGAAAGAACCAGAAGAGCATTTGATCTGCCACCTGTGGACTATGCCTTTTTCAATACCGGATTGGAAATGAAAGCCACAAAAGACCATGTGAAGAATACGGCTCAAAAATATGGTGTGGAAATCAGTACATACAGACCAAAGGTTAATATCATACAGGCAACACGGAAATACGGTGTTCCGTTTGTCTCCAAAATTATGTCAGCCGGGCTGTCGGAGTGGCAGAAGAAAGGAATACCATTGTCGATAGCGACTGAATACGATCAGGCAGAAGATAAAGCGGCAAAGCGGCAGGAACTGAGGGAAAGATATCCAAAATGCGAAAGTGTAATCAATTTCTTGTGCTGTTGTAATGCGGCGGGAGAACCAAGGCCAAATATTCAGCTTGTAATCAATTCGTCAAAATATATGCGGGATTTCATTGGAGAATATCCGCCAGACTTTCAGATCAGCGCAAAATGCTGCGATTACTGCAAAAAACAGCTTGCGCATAGCGTGCAGAAAGATTATGAAATGATAATCACCGGTGAACGCAGAGATGAAGGCGGGATGAGGTCTGTTCCACGGAAAGACAATACAGCATTGTGTTTCACAGAGACTTCCAGCGGACAGTTTCGCCTGAGACCGCTCTATTATGTCAGTGATAAGGACAAAGCCTGGTATAAAGAATACTACGGGGTCAAATATTCAGATGCCTATGAGGTATATGGACTTACTCGTACCGGCTGTTGCGGTTGCCCTATTTCTTATAAGGCTGTCGATGATCTGGAGAAAATCAGACCGTATGAACCGAACGTTGTAAAAGCGGCGTGGAATATCTTTGGAAAAAGCTATGAGTACAGGAAGAAATATAATGAGTACAAAGAAAAAAGAAGGGAAATGGAAAAGATAGAAGCGGATGAGATAAAAGGGCAGATGTCATTCGGGGATTTTCCCGAGATTCTACCAGAGCAGCAGAAAGGAGAACAAAGTGTATAAAAACAAAGAAGGTTATAACGACAGTACCGCGGGAACCGCGATACGCCGAGCTGATAAACAGCCGGAAGAAGTTGACTGGATGGTAAAAATGTTCCGGGAAGTAGCGGAGAAGTTAGGGTATGAAATAGCAAACCGGATCACTTTCCGGGATAGACACACGGGAAGAAAGTGGGAATAGGAGGCTGCAATGACCAGGGAAAGAATGGAAATGTATCAGAGCAATAAAGAGGAGATCCAGGAGCTGACCTACAAGTTGGCCCATCTTAGGGAAAACATGGTGGGAAACAGTGTGATCTTGGATGGGCGGACGGGGATTCCCAGGCCACAGGCGGTCGTCGGCGTGGACGAAGATCTTTTACAGAGACGGAGAGAAAGATACCAGGAACGGAAAGCAGCGCTGGAGCAGGAGTGCGAAGAGATCGAAAGCTATATTGAGAGTGTAACGGATAGCCTCAACCGGCGGATTCTTCGGATGCGTTACATAGATGGAATGACGCAGCAGAGGATAGCCAGGAAGGTTCACATGAGCCAGAGCGCGGTCAGTAAGAGAATTGAAAAATTCTTTGAGATTTTATAAAGTGGAATAAAAATAATAAAAAAGTGTGGTAATATTGAAACTGGATAAAAGTCAAGCGCATACCTAACCTGGTTGCAACAAAAGCGGCCTGCGGATTGGCCGCCGACGAAACATAGTTTACCGGGAAAAACGCTGGTATTACGAGCCAGAGAAGCAGAGTTCAAGTCCTGCTGTTTCGATTCCTCACAAAAAGTAAACCCATATTATACCCCAGAGGCGAGAGTGAAAGCTCTCGTCTTTTTCATGGAGAAAATTATGACAGAAGAAATGCTTAACTGGATAAGAGGTCTCATCCGTGACAATAAAGTGCATGAGTTCTACACTTCGCCGGTCTGGCGAAGATTGCAGGTCCAGATCTTAAAAGAGAATCACTATGAATGCGAACGATGCAAACGGAAGGGACTTGTAGTGAAAGCTACGACGGTACATCACAAGAAATACCTGCGGCTTCATCCGGAGCTGGCCCTGGATCCGGACAACCTGGAACCGATCTGCGAACGCTGCCACTATGATGAGCACCATAGGAAGAAGCCAGGGTTCACGAACGAAGAGCGCTGGTAGGCAGCAGGGCATACCCCCGGGTGAAAAAAACGAAAAAACTCTGGGGAACGTGTGACCGGGGAGGGGCTCGTATCCGGAGAAAATTTCAAAAATCCCAGGAAATTGAAAGGAGGGTGGTAAAATGCCCCGTCCATTGAGTCAGGAAAAGAAAAGAGAAAAGACAAAAGAAAGCTTGAAAAATGCGCTTTTGTCGAACAAAATGTCTGAAAAATTTCTGGAAGACAAGGTGGAAGAGTATATGTCTTTTTATGATGATTTACTCTACATAAACCAGACACTTACCACCCTGAAAAAAGATGGAAACTGTACGCTCAAAAATTACACCGATGCAACGGCGGAGAAACGCCGGATCTCGGCGGAGATGAGGAGCATCCTGTCGTTCCTGGGGCTAAAGCCGTCGGACGTGGTCCTGTCGTCAGGCGCTGCGGACGATGAGGAGTTATAGCCGTTTTATAGATCCGTATATCCGGAAGATTAAAAACAACGAGGTGGAGCACTGCAAGGAGCAGGACCTCATGATTGATAATATAGTGATCCCCACGCTGGAACGGCCGGATGTTCGGATCGATGATGAAAAAATTGAAAAAGGTTTGTCATTGCAGAAATACTTTCCATATCGGCTCATCGAATGGGAGGTATTTCTTTTTGCTTTGATTGTGGGCGTGACCTTCACCGATGGTGACATTGTATTTAATGAGATTCGCGTTATGGTCGGACGGGGAAGCGGGAAAAATGGATTTATTTCCTTCCTGTGTTTCTATTTCCTGTCCCCTTACCACGGAATCCGGGGCTATAACATTGACCTGATGGCCAATGCAGAGGATCAGGCCAAGACTTCTTTCAAAGATGTCTACGAGGTCATTACGGATCCAGTGGAATCAAAATACAAAGCAGTATTGAAAAAGAATTATCATGCTACCAAAGAGCTGATCACTGGCCGGGCTACCAAGTCAGAGCTACGCTTCAATACCTCATCAAAACGAGGCAAGGACAGTAAGCGTACCGGCTGTATCATTTTCGATGAGAAGCACGAGTACACCGATGTTCAGAACATGAATACGCTGAAATCCGGCTTGGGAAAAGTTTGGCATGGCCGGATCATCACGATCACTACGGATGGCCACATCCGGGGCGCGGTGCTGGACCAGGAGAAAGAGCAGAATCAGGCAATCTTGAAAGAATATAATCCACTCAATCGAACCCTGGTATTCTGGTGCCGGATTGAAAACGAGAGGGAGTGGAACCAGATAGATAAACTGGTAAAGGCCATTCCGAGTTTAAATGATTTCCCGAGCCTGCGGACCACAATCGAGAAAGAGATCATAGATATGCCGTACAATATGGACTATTTTCCGGAATATATGGCAAAACGCTGTAATTTCCCTATCGGAAATAAAGAAGTTGAGGTGGCCACCTGGGAAGATATCCTGGCAACGGATCAGGATATGATAGACCTGGAGGGAAGGAACTGTGTAGGAGGTGTGGACTATGCGAAAACCAATGATTTTGTTGCAACAGGCCTTACTTTTCGTGTTGAAGAAAAAATCTACCATGTGCAGCACACCTTCATCTGTTCCAGATCGAGGGACTTAGGTGGAATCAAGGCTCCTTTGCGGGAATGGGAAGCAAAAGGGGATGTAGAATTTGTGGATGATGTGGAAATTTCTCCGGATTTGGTGGCCGGCTGGTTTGAGAAAATGGGCCAGCGGTACAACATCATCAAGATTGCAATCGATAATTACCGATATTCTCTTTTAAACTCAGCTTTGAAGAAAGTTGGGTTCGATGCTTTTGAGAAGAAAAATGTGTATCTGGTTCGACCTTCTGACATTATGAAGGCCGCACCGATCATCAATCATGGCTTTGTCACCCATAGGATCGTTTTCGGAAATACACCTATCATGCGGTGGTATACCAATAACACCAAGAAACAAATGGATGATAAGGGAAATATCACATACGGAAAAATCGAACCGAACTACCGAAAGACAGATGGATTTATGGCATTTGTCAGTACAATGACCATTGTTGATGAGATTCCGGAAGAGCTTGACTACTCCGGAATCAATTTTGATGTATATAGCTATTAAGCAGGAAGGGGGTGTGACATGGGATTTTGGGCATGGCTCGAAGGAAAATTGTCTACAGGAAAGACCGTGGAAGTAACTGCGGACACCATTGAACAGTTTGTGGACCAGGAACGACTTTCCAACCTGGTGGCAGAGGAACTTACAGTTCATGCGGCAATCAATCTGATAGCAAACAGCATTTCGAAGTGTGAATTTAAGACTCTGTCAAAAGGGAAGGAGCAGCAGGGAGAGGAATACTACGCTTGGAACTACGAGCCGAACAAAAATCAGAACTCCAGTCAGTTCCTCCAGGAGCTTGTAGCGACACTCCTGTACCGTAATGAATGCCTGGTGGTCGAAAGCATGGGGCAGCTGATCATCGCGGAAAGTTTCACGAAAGAAGAATATGCCTTGAAAGAGACGGTATTCAGCAATGTATACCGGAAAGGGCTGACTTTTGACAGGACGTTTCGCATGTCGGAAGTTCTGTATTTTCGCTTGAATAACAAGAACATCCGTCAGCTTCTCACAAACCTGTGCAATGGATATAACACCCTGCTGGATGAAGCGGTGGACAAGTACGAAAAAGCCGGCGGCGAGAAAGGAACCTTGCACATTGATGCCCTTGCCACCGGTGCAAAATATGGGGGTAAAAGTTTCGAGGAAGTCTATGAAGACCTGATGAACAACCGATTTAAGCGCTTTTTCAACAGCCGGAGCGCGGTTCTCCCATTATTTAACGGCTTTACATATACGAAACAGGCAGCAGAACAGAGCAAGAAATCCACCTCAGAGATGAAAGATATCACCGATGTACTGGATGAAATTGTGGTGACTGTGGCCAGAGCGTTCAACATTCCGTCGGCATTGCTGAAAGGCGATGTATCAGACGTGGAAAAAGTGACACAAAACTTTCTTACCTTCTGTGTAGATCCAATATGTGAAATGCTTCAAACGGAGATCAACCGGAAACGCTACGGCAAACGCCAGGTGCAGCAGGGTTGCTATTTGAAGATCGATACAACCACTATCATGCATGTGGATGTGTTCGCGATTGCAGAGAAAATCGACAAGCTGATCTCTTCCGGCATGTATTGTATCGATGAGCTTCGGAAGAAGCTTGGAGAGACAGAACTTGGAACGGAAGAGAGCCGAAAACATTGGATCACAAAGAACTATACCGATATTGCGAAAGGAGGTGATACAGGATGAATGCAACAACGAAGTTTCGCTTCGAACAGCTGGCCGGCGGAGATACGCATAAACTTTACATTTATGACGATGTGACTGCGTATGGTTCCTGGAACTGGGAGACCTGGGACTATGATGAGTCGGAGACCAGCGCAAAATACTTCCGGGAACAGCTGGAAGCAATCCCGGACAGCGGGAGCATCGAGCTACATGTAAACAGCAATGGTGGCTCCGTCAAAGAAGGAATTGCCATTTATAACCAGCTGAAACAGCACAAAGCAGAGAAGATCTGCTATGTGGACGGCTTTGCTTATTCAATTGCAAGCGTGATCTGTATGGCCTGCGACAAAATTATTATGGGTCAGGGTACCTCCATGCTGATTCACAACATGTCCATGTCTGTGTACGGCGATGCGAAAATGCTGCGGAAGTGTGCGGATGATCTGGACGTGCTGATGGAGTCCAACCGACAGGTCTACATGGAGCGGGCAAAAAATCTCACTGAGGAAGAACTCAAGGAGATGATGGACAAGGAAACCTTCCTGACACCGGAACAGTGCCTGGAATATGGTTTCTGTGATGAAATCAGTACCAGTAAAGTGGATCCGGGCCAGCTGAACCAGCAGGCGGAGGTTACAATCCGGCAGCTCCGGCAGCAGATCAACAGTTTCCAGTCCTTCCACAAAGAGATGGAACAGTTTGTTCCGAAAGAAAAACCTCCGGTACCGGAGAAAAAAGAAAAAGGAGACAAAGTGCTCAAAATGATGGGCGCTTTTTTAAATGCATTTGAAAGGAGCAGCAAATGAAGAATAAAGACCTTCTGAACCAGGAAAACAAAGAACTGATGCAGAACCTCTCTGAGGCTCTGAAAAACGACGACGAGGAAGCAATGGCCGAGGCCTTTTCTCGGTTCGCAGACGGAGTGCAGGAACGCATTATGGAGGAATACGGGGATTTGAGACAGAACCGGGATTCTGCCATTCTGGCATCCAGGGGAATCCGCCAGCTGACTAGTGAGGAGAAAGAATTCTACCAGGCGTGGATTGATTCTTCGAAGTCTTCCAATCCGAAACAGGCACTTGTGGATATTCAGAAAGCGATGCCGGAAACGATCATTGACACGGTGATCTCCGATATGAGAGAGTCCCATCCTCTTCTGGATAACATCGATTTCCTGAACTGTCAGGGCGTGATCAAAATGATCGTCAACGCCGATAATATTGATCTGGCCACTTGGAGCGCCCTGAATTCTGCTATCGCCACCGAACTGGCAGGAAAGATTGATACACTTGATATGACCATGGCAAAGCTGAGCGCATTTATCCCGGTGTCAAAGGATATGCTGAAGCTGGGACCGGCATGGCTGGACAATTATGTGCGGATCATTCTTTCTGAGGCATCAGCAGCAGGACTGGAAAAAGGAATTCTGAAAGGAACAGGAAAAGATCAGCCGATCGGCATGTGCAAAGATCTGGCTGGTGCAGTGACACAGGGTGTTTATAAAGACAAAACAAAAGTAAGTCTTGGAACGCTGGAACCGGAAGGATACTGTGGAATCATTGCGCCGCTGGCGAAGAAACCGGATGATGTGGGAGGGTATCGCACGGTTCCTGAGGTTATGCTTGTGGTAAATCCGGTGGATTATATTAAACGGATCCTCCCGGCGTCTACGGTCCGAGCTACCGATGGCAGCTATAAGAATAACATTTTCCCGTATCCTACGAAGGTAGTTCAGTCCGCTGTGCTGGATGAGGGAGAAGCGATTCTCGGAATCGCAAAAAACTACTTCATGGGAATCGGGGCAGGCTCTTCCGGAAAGATCGAGTACTCCGATGAGTTCCAGTTTCTGGAAGACAACCGGGTATATACAACAAAGATGTATGGAATGGGGCGGCCGAAAGACAACAACTCCTTCCGGTATCTGGATATTTCCAAACTGAAACCGCAGTCCCTGAAAGTGGAAGTAACCAATACCGAGGAAAACCCGGTAAACACAAAGGCGAAAGCTTGATGAGGTGATCGCATGACAGCAGAAGAGCTTTTGAATGACGTCAGGAATTATCTGGATATTACCTACAGCGATACGGATGGAGATACGAAGCTGATCGGCATCATCACCAGGGGAATGGCCTATCTGGACGCTAAGGCAGGGAAAACCCTGGATTACGGAAAAGAAGGCCAGTCCCGGGCACTTCTGCTGGATTACTGCCGGTATGCACGCAACAGCGTACTGGAACTGTTTGAACAGAATTTCCATTCAGAACTGATTATGCTGAGAATCGGGGTGCAGACGGATGAATACGCAGAAGACAACGGTTTCATTTGAAACGTTCAATGATGGATTGGTTTCCATTCATCTGATCGACGATGATGGGAACGCAGGGCAGATCAGGGGGAAATTCCGGTATGCAGAGAAAACCGTTGGAGCGGCGCGGTACTATGAAGCCATGACGGCTAAAGTGCAGGTCGACCGCCTGATCCGGATCCAATACCAGGAATGGCTGACTACGGAGTATCTGGCAGTGATCCATGGACGGGTCTATGAGATCAGCCAGGTACAGATGATTCCGGATTCTCTGCCGAAAACCAGTGCGTTATCCCTGCATCTTGCAAGACAGAGGGAGGTGGCCGATGGCATCCTTTGAAGTAAAGGGTTTTGAGGAACTTTTGACACAGCTGGATAAGCTGGGAAGGTTCGATGAGGTAGCCCCAAAGATGATGAAAGCCGGCATGGAGATTCTCCAGGAGGAAGTTGTAGCGGAGGCGTCGAAACATAAAGACACCGGCGCTATGGCTGCTTCAATCAAGCCTACCGGTCTTATGGCCGGCTATGGCGGCGGATATTATATGTGTACCCGGCCCACCGGGCGGGACAAAAAAGGTGTCCGCAATATGGAGAAAATGGTTTATCTGGAATTTGGCGTAAAAGGCCGTCCGGCCACACCGGTAATCACCAGCGCGGTGATCCGGGCCGAGCCGCGGGTTCTTCAGGCAATGCAGGAGGCATTTAACCGGGAGGTGATGCAGTGATGGAACTGGAAAAGGTTCTGGAAGGCATCGGGATCCCAGTGAAATATTATGAGTACGCCGGAGTAAAGCCGGAGTACATCGTGTATAACGAGGAAACAGAACAGCCGGCAGACTACGGCGATAATGATCCGGAATGTCACATAACCTGGTGGCAGGTACATATCTTCACCCCGAAGACCGGAAAATTCCGAGAGTATAAGAAGGCAGCAGAAGCGGCTCTCCAGGAAGCCGGCTTTACGGTAACAGATATCCGGACCCTGTATGAAACAGAAACAAAGACAATACATGTGGTACTGTCGTGCCACGAAGAAAGAGAGGAATAATTATGGCAAAAAAAGGCCTTGAATATGTAGTATTTGGTAAGCTGCAGGAAAATGGAACCTATAAAGAAGGCAAGAGACTGAGCCCGGCAGCAGCGTTCAACGGCACCCCTACAAAATCTAATGCAAAAGACTATGGGGATAACGTGCTTCAGGAAGTGGATAACTCTGTGACTGGTGCGACTCTGAGTGTAGAACTGAACAATGATGTGGATGAGATTTATACTTACCTGCTGGGGCACACCAAGACAGAGGGTGAAAATGGGGAAATTTCCTTTAAATCTACCGATGAGGCTCCCTTTGTTGGAGTGGGTGCAGTCGGAATGTCTGAGAATAAGTGGGTAGTTAAATTCTATACGAAAGTGAAGTTCTCTGAGCCAAATGATGAGAATCAGACAAAACAGGAAAATACAACTTTTACACATGTGACTCTGGAAGGAGAGGCTATGGTGCCGGAAGATTCAAAAGAATGGAAAATCAGAGCAACTTTTGGTACTCTGAAAGCAGCAAAAGACTGGCTGAACAAAAAAGTCGGAATCACCGCGGAGGCAGCGTGAGCAGCCTAAGACCGGGAGGCACCTGGATAATGATCGGGGGAGAAGAACATTGCGTCTTCTTCTCTCTCGGTGTTATTGACGAACTGCAGAGCCGATTTGGTAAAACAGTGGGACAGCTCCTGGTAATGTTGAAAGATCCTGTGGAAGGACCGGGGTACCTTCGGGAAATACTGACAGCACTTTTGAATGACGAGGGAATCCGGCTGAAAAACGGAAAAAGGTATAGAAAAGAAGAGGTGGGTTCTCTCGTGATGCAAAAGGAGATTCCAGGACTGACTATAGCCCTTCTTCTGGCCTTCAATGACGCCATGCCAGAGCTGGAAGATGAGAGAGACGACGAAGAGAGCGAATTGCTGGATGTTGCCCAGCTTCTTATCATTGCCACCTCGAAAATGGGTTACAGCGAGGAAGAGATCTTCAATATGCCCCCAAAGAAATTCTTTACACTCTTTGAAAAGTATCTGGAACTGAACGGAAAGAAGAAAGATACCCGGGCGGCCATTGATATGTTGCCGTAAAATGGTATTTTTTATATTGTAATTTTCTGCAAAAATGTTAGAATGTTGAAAAAGGAGGGAGTTACATATGAAAAAAATATCAGTAACAGTGGCAATTTTATTTTTGCTATTGATATACCCGTTCAATTCAAAAGCAGAGGAACAAAAAGAAAATAAGTGGAAGATTGGGACCTATGTCGATAAGTTCAACAGGTCTACAGGTGAAAAGTATGTTACAACTGAAGATTACATTGACGGCACGTTTAGTAATAGTGCAACAACAGATTCTGAATTAAAAGTTATTCTTTTAATGGATAAAGAAAATATTTTCTTTCGGTTGTATGAATACGGAGATAACCAAGTCGATAATTATTACAGCAAAGACAAATATTATAGCCTGAGTATTTTAGATTCTAAAGATATAGAACATGAGATAAGCTGTTATTTTTGTTCAAAAGGAACGGATTTGACTGTGAGGGACAAGGATGAGTTTTGTCGAGCTCTGGAATATGGCGGAAAGACCATGTTTTACTTGAAAGAAAATGACGGAACGTCAACATATAAGTTTACTGTTAATTTTGAAGATGGCTTTGAAAAAACGTACGCAAAGGTAGGCGGCGAGTTTGAAAATAACGAAGCCCACAAAAAGTATTTAGAGGAAGAAGCAGCAAAAAGAATAAATGCAAAATGTGAAGTCTCTGTAGAAAAAACAGAAGATCAGCATATAAAATGCAGCGTGAAGTCAGAAATTCCAGATGGCGCAGTAATTGATCTTTACCTAATTAAAAATTATTATCTCATAGAAAGTACAGAAACAATACTGAAAAATGGTGAAATCATATATGAGTTTGAAACAAGTTTGGAAGGTTCTGAAAATGGTGATGAATACGAAGTCGATGCAAGGCTTATATATGAAAATCAGTCAGATGAAATAAAAGAAAAGTTAGGAAAACCATTTGACTATTTTTATTATGTAGACGGTGTAGAAATACCGTCGTACGGAGAAGAAAAAGAATTAAAATTAGGATATAACATCTACATAGTGAATGAATAAAAACGAAAGGGGCCGAAAAATCGGCTCCTTTTAAAATACCTATTTTTCCGTTGGTAGGATGGAAAAAGTTTTAAATACCTCTTGACTTTTGGATATCCAAAAGTTATAATATAATCACAGTCAAGGAAAACTTGATGAGTAAGGCGGCAGGTGCCGGAAAGGAGCGAATATGGAAGAAGAAATGACCGTGTTGGAAATGCAGAGATTTCTCAACCAGCAGTACGCTGAGGGCAAGACGGAATTGGAAGCTTACAGAAATTTGATGATGATTTTGGGGCTGACTTATCCGCAGAAAGAGAAATAAAAAGAGCCGCTTAATAAAGCGACTCTCCCAACAAAAAAAACAGGCGGTACTTGCCACCGCCTGTACCCAAACATACTTTATCATAGTTTGGGAAGAATGGCAAGAGTCAAGAGGTGAGAAACGTAGAAAGCAAAAAGAAAATGGGTCGTCCGACGGATGCCCCAAAGGTAAATAATTACAGACTTCGTATGACAGATGAAGAACTACGAAAATTAGAGATATGTTGTGAAA